AATCTTCCTGTTGCCAATTTAAACTCTGGTACTTCTGCTTCTTCAAGTACATTTTGGAGAGGAGATGGAACTTGGGCAGCAGCAGGTGGTGGAAATGTTCAACCTTATTGTTATGCCTATATGGCTACCTCCCGAGCTTTTGATGACGCTGTAGCAACAAGAATACAATATGATACTGCAATATATAATGTTGGAAGTTGTTTAGATGTTTCTTCAAATTTAGGAAGATTTACACCAGATGTGGCTGGGAAATATGTAGTGTTCGCAAGTTTTAAAACTAATAATAACACTATTGCAACTCAAAAATATCAAACAATAAGAATTACTAAAAATGGTGAAACCACTGGTTATACAGATCATGTGTACGCTTATGAATTAGACTTAGCTGGTACTCAGGCTTCTAATTGGGGTTTCCAAGTAAATGGTTGGGCTTCATTTGATATGGACGGCTCAAGTGATTGGCTAGAAGTTTGGGGAACGAGTGATGTCACAAGTGGCACAACTGGTGGCATGGGTAATGGTTATTGCTACTTACAAGTATGGAAATTAATTACAGGATAAAATATGGCTAGTTTAAAAGATAAAATTGAAACTTATTTAGGAAGAAGTTTTAAATTAAGAGAAGAAGTTGATTTAGTTGCAGTAGATGGCAAAGCTACAATAGTTTTTTGGAGTGATACCATTGAAAAACCTAAACCTACTGAAGAACAATTAAATGCTCTTGATAGCCAAGCTGATACTTTACAAAACAATAAAGCGAGTATTGATGCTAGATTAAACGAATATCCATCTATCGGAGATATGATTGATGCAATTTGTAAAAAAGAAGCAGGAGATAGTACAGAATTTGATTCTTTAGAAACAAAAAGACAAGAAATAAAATCAAAATACCCGAAGGAGTAATTAATGGCACTTACACGATTAGGACTTAACCAAAATATAGCACAAGCAAACATTGCGGATGAGGCCATTAATGAAGCTAAAGTTCAAATTAGTAATGCGGGCAGTAATGGAGAATTTCTTAGCAAACAATCAGGTGACACTGGCGGTCTCACGTGGGCAGCAGCAGGTGGTGGAGATAATACTCCTTATTTTCGTGCTGATACAACAACACAAACAGTAGGTGGTGAAGCTACATTAGTTTTTACTAATTCTATTTTTGATTCAGCTAGTGGATATAATACTTCAACTGGAAAATATACTATTCCAAGTGGTCAAGGTGGCTATTGGTGGTTTCAAGCTAATGCTAATATAGGCGTTTCCTATACTGGAATGTATTTTAATATTAAAGTAGAGGGAGCAAATAAACTTCGTGGAGTAACATCTAATGCAAGTGCTGGTGCTGTTCATTGTTCAGGTATAATAAATGTAAGTGCAGGAGATGAAGTTACAGTTGCTCTTGAATTAGGAGCTTCACAAGCATTATCTAGTACAGCATACACAAACGCTTTTTGTGGGTTTAAATTAATAACATAGGATATATAATGGCAATAGATAAAAGATATAACATAGCAGCTTATTTAGAAAAACCTTTTAATAGAGATACAGTAAAAGTTACTGCTGATTATGATGGAAACTTAACAATAGTAGAGTGGAACGAAAGCAAACCTCAACCAACAAAAGAACAATTAGATGCTTTAGATAGTGAAGCAACAAAACTTGAAAATAACAATCAAGTTGTTGCTACAAGAAAATCTTTGTATGGAACACCAGAAGAACAATTAGAAATTTTGGTAGAGCAGGGAGTGGACAAACTCATTGAACGCAATACTAAAATTAAAACAGACAATCCAAAGGAATAAGATATGGCAGGTTTAATATCATGATAACAATTTTAAAAGGACGATAAATGACTTTCGCTGCGTCATCATTTGGTGAGCGCGCTTTCGCCGAAGATATCTCGCAGCACGCTTTCCTTACTCCGACAGGAGTGCAAGCGAACTTTTCGCTGGGAACAGCGCAAATACTTGGACACGCAACTGTAGAACCAGGTGGTGTCACTGCTACTTTCTCGGTAGGAAGTGCGACAGTTGACATTTCAACAACGGTTATTCCAACAGGATTGGAAGCAACCTTTGGTCTTGGAACAGTCACCGTTACAGGTACAGCGGTTGTAACACCAACGGGTGTTCAAATTACCTCGGCCCTTGGAACTGTTACCGTCATTGGTACAGCTCTTGTAGAACCAGATGGTGTTGAAGCAACCTTTTCTCTTGGTGAACCAGTTGTTACAGGAACAGCTGTTGTAACGCCAAGTGGAGTTTCCTCGACATTCGCTGTTGGGGATGTTACAATAGTTTGGACTATACATCCAACTGGTGTACAAGCGACTTTTGGACTTGGAACAGTTAATGTAACAGGTTCAGCGGTTGTTGAACCAACAGGAGTTTCAGCAACGTTTGCTGTTGGAACACCTAAATTAACAATCTGGAATGGAGTTCCGGATACAGGTGGAAGTGCATGGACTGTAGTTGATGATTCAAATACGTCCACATGGACGAACGTGAATACAGGTTAGGAGGATAAATGGCTGATACGACGATACTAGAATTAAATAAGTTAACAACTGGTTCCCATTCAGGAACGTGGGGTGACTTAACCAATGATAATATGAGCAAAATTGATACCTCTATTAAAGGGTATTCAGCTGTTGCTATTACTGGCACAACACAAACACTTACAACAGGATCTGCCGGTACAGGAAACCAGATTAATAATGCATCATTAAAATTTACAGGAACATTATCAGGGAATACAGACATTGTATGCCCCGCACAACCAACGTGGTTTTTTGTTGAAGATTCAACAAGCAGAACAGTTAATGATTATAGTTTAACATTTAAACCATCAGGTGGAACAGGAGTAGCATTAGTTAATAACGCTAAACATGTTTTATACACAGATGGTTCAACAATGTTTGATATTGGTTCAGATATGGGTAATATTCTTGCCAATGGAGATTTAACAGTTTCAGGAAATACATTATTAAATGGGGGAACATTAATATATAACTCGAGTGGTGCAGATAAAGATGCACAATTCTACGGGGATACAGATAACAATTTATTATTCTTGGATGCCAGCACTGACCGTGTCGGTGTAGGTGTTGCAGCACCAGCAGCTAAAATGGAAATAGATCAAAACAGTGGTACTGGTGGTATTCCTGTATTGGAATTAGACCAAGGTGATGGAGATCAAGCATTCATCAACTGCGCTGGAACATCCGCAAGTGATTCTTCTGCAAGTATTTCAGATGCCACAACAACTGGTTCATCAAAAGTTGGTGCAATAAGAATACAGGTGAATGGCTCAACTAAGTGGATAAGAATTTACGATACAGCTGTATAGGAGACTAAATGCCTCTTGTAGATATAGAAGTACAACCAGGTGTCGATAAGCAAGATACACCAACAGGTGCAGAAGGACGTTGGATTGATTCTGATAACGTACGTTTTCGATATGGACTTCCAGAAAAAATAGGTGGATGGGAAACGGTTACTGCTGATTATTTAGTAGGAGCAGGACGTGGTATTCATTCATGGACTTCCTTAGATGGTTCACCTTATCTTTCACTTGGAACTAATAAAAAATTATATATCTATGTGGATAGTGCGTGGTATGATATCACACCTATTCGTGCATCAGGCACAGGAAACATTACAGATTTTACAACGATTAATACATCAACCAATGTGGTTGTACATGATGCAGCACACGGTGCAAGGGAAGGTGACTTTGTTACTATTTCCAGTGTATCAGGAGCCGTTAATGGCATTGCTGCCGGAAATCTTGAAGGAGAATTCGAGATTACAGCCTTAGGTGATACAGCATCGCCGCCCACGGACCAAACAAATAAATACCAAGTAACAGCAAAAGCTGCGGCAACGAGCACAGGAGTATCTTCTCCTACACGAACAGCTAACGCTTCTTACCAAGTTAATACTGATCCTCCTGTATCAACAGCAGGATATGGATGGGGTGCTGGAACATGGGGTGCAAGCACATGGGGTACTTCCCGTGCAGGACTTACAGGTGTGGAAGCTGTTCAATTAGATTCCGGTAAATGGTCACTAGATAACTGGGGTGAAGATTTAATCGCGCAACAATTAAATGGTGGTTTATATTACTGGGATACATCAACAGGAACAGGAACACGTGCAACCTCGACAACCGTATCCAATGCACCTACACAAAGTTTATTTGCCATTGTTTCAGGCACAGACCGACATGTGGTATGCTTTGGAACAGAAACTACTATAGGCAGTAGTGGAACACAGGATAATATGTTTATTCGTTGGTGTGACCAAGAAACGATTAATGAATGGACGCCAACCGCGACCAACACAGCTGGTTCACAACGATTAACAGATGGTAGTACATTAGTATCAGCTAAACGTTCACGTGGTGCAGTTCTTATTTGGTCTGATACAGCGATGTACCAGATGCAATTAGTTGGTGCACCTTTTACATTTGGATTTTCTCAGTTAGGAGCTAATTGTGGTGCTGTAGGATTAAACTCTACTATTGATATTAATGGTACAGCTTTTTGGATGGGAAAAGATTCTTTCTTTATGTTTGATGGTTCGGTTCAAAAATTACGATGCGCAGTGGAAGATTATGTATTTAAAGATATATCTGAAGGTGGGCAACGTGATACGTTTGCCGCATCTAATGGTGAATTTAATGAAGTTACTTGGTTTTATTGTTCTGCTGATTCCACAACTATTGATCGTTGTGTTACATATAATTATGCGGATCAAATTTGGTATACAGGTTCTCTATCACGTTCAAGTTGGGTAGATAAAAATGTATACTCTTATCCTTATGCAACTTTGTATGATTCAAGTAGCACCGATGCTACCATTAGTACAATCACTGGTCTAACAGCTGGACGTACACAAATGTATTCACAAGAGATAGGAAATAATGCCGCAGGTGCAGCAATGACAGCATTTATTGAATCAGGTGATTTTGTTTTACCGGAAGCAGGTGAAAATTTAATGTCTGTTAGAAGATTTATTCCTGATTTTAAAAACTTATCAGGAACAGTTAATGTAACATTAAAGTTTAGGGATTATCCTACATCAACACAAAGAACAAATGGCCCTTATGCCATAACAAGTTCAACAACTAAAATAGATACACGTGCACGAGGACGACAAGGCTCGCTTCGAATTGAAAGTGATTCCACAGGGGATGATTGGAGATTTGGAACTTACCGTGCAGATATAAGACAAGGAGGAAGACGCTAATGGCACAGATTGCAACACCACGTTTACCACAAGCACCGGCAGAATATGATCCATCACAAATTAATTCTATGATTAATACGATTGATCTTTTAATACAGATTTTAAATACTTCTTATACACCAGAACAATTGCGCTCTGAAGAAGAAGCAATGGCATGGTTTTTATCATAAATGGCTAATAATTATAAAAAAGTTTTAACAACTCTGACAGGCACAGGCGATTCAACAGTCTATACAGTACCCTCCGTAACAACAACTTTAGTTAAAACAGCGTGGGTATATAATAATTCTGGAGGATCAGGTAATATGACTTTAAAAGTTAATTCAACTGCTATAAGCACAGATGCTGTGATAGCGGATAAGGCCACAAAATCGTGGTTTTACCTTGCTTCCGGGGATATTGGCGTGCTAGAAGAAGGGGATGTTCTTAAAATTAACACTGATGTACAACCAGTAAACGTATATCTCTCTATATTAGAGATGTCATAATGGTTGATAACAAAGAAAATACTTGATATAAGGAGAGATTATGCCTATAAAAGATGACGGAGTAGTAGAATATGTAATGGTCAACGGGGAACAAGTTCCTAAAATCGTTGTCCCTGCAGAAATTACTATAACCAACACTGTAACAGGTAAGGAATATGGGTCAGCAAAAGAGGCTGATGACGATGTTGCTAATCCTGCAACTGCTACAAAATCGGAACACATCAGACAAGATGTTGTTATCAAAGCAGCAATTCATGAAATATTAGAAGGTAAAGCAGGAGACGTATAATGTCATTTAGATACCCACGACCACCATCCGATAGACAACCTGGTATAGAAGAATCAAATAGACGAGGAATTTTAAGATCTACACCATATGCAGATTATGTAAGAAGAGGTTTAGAGCAACTACAACCAAGTCCTCATAGAGGTGAAAACGTAGGCTATAAGCAATTGATGCAAAATCAATTTCCTTTTTATGAAGATAGAATAGTAGATGTTGCAAGAAGAAATGACCCTTTCGTTGGTGCAATGTTAGAACAAATGTATGACCAAGATCCTTATCGTGGATATGGGCAATTAGGTGATAATTTTAAACCAAATATAAGTGTGGAAGTTGATGACCTTACTTTTATGCCTTCAGACGCAGAATCAAAATATTACGATTGGTTACAACGATCTACTGATGATATGGGTGTAGAGAACAGTGATGCAGAACAAAAATATTTGCAAGATATTATAGATGGTCTTAAAGATACATATAAAATATTTTATGACCACGGTGCTATCGCACCAGCTATTGGTGATTTTTTTGGATTAGTACAAGATGACGAATACGCTTCCGACTATTTAAATGAATATATAAACGAGTAACATGGGATTTTTTGATTCAGCATTAAAGAATATAGTTAAAAAGGCAAAACCTTTATTACCAGTAGCAGCTATGGCTGCGGCACCAATGTTATATCCAAAGATGGCAGCCTTCATGGGTGCTGGAGGAAAAGGTGCAGGACTTGGATCTTTACTTGGTAATTACATGGGTAAATATAGTGCCCTTCCTATGCTTGCAAAAGCACCTCTTACATCTGCAGCGACAAGTTATGGTTTAGCAAAATTAATGGGACAAAGAAACCCAGAGCGTGCAGCATTATATTCTGCACTAGCATCAATGCCTTTTGCTTTTATGAAAGCAAACGCTTATGCCAATGCTTTAGATGGTGAAGGTGGAATTAGTGCATTTGATGTATTAAAAGCTCCAGGTGGTGAAGAATTAATGAGCACCACTTTTTCTCCAAGAGTACAAGATATGAAAGATTTAACTTATACAGATATAATTAAACGTGGACCAGTTGATAGTGCAATGATGGAGGTTGAAAAAGTAAGACCAGCGATTCCTGGTATTCAACGTATTGCCAATACAAAAAGTTATCCTGGATTAGGATTAGAAGATTTATTTAGAAACCTTGAAGCAAGAAAAGGAATATTAGGAAATGAAATAGCAAAAGGTTCTTTTGATTTACGTGCAGCACTTCCATTACTTGCAGGGTATACTGGTGCACAGCCAACTGAAGACCAAATGAAAGAAGATATGGAAAAAGAAGAAAGAGACCGTATGGCTATGTTATACGATCTGATGAAAAATCCTTATTATAGTCACGTTCCTGAGTCTTTTGATTTTATTCCTTATGCTTCCGCTAAAGGTGGAGCAGTACAAAAATATGATAATGGAGGACCAGTAGAGGGACCTTACATGGACCCAATGCCTAGTGATGACTTTAATATTAATGTACAAGAAATTATTCAAGGTCCTGGTTACGAGGCAATAGATGATTTAGATATATTCCAAGAAGCTGGTAGTAGTGGTATGCATCCACTTGTTGAATTTAAAGAAATGTATGATCAATATATACTAGATGGTGGAGAGTTATCATTCAAAGAATTTTTTGATATGATTCAAGTAGAATTGGATAATGAAGTAGAAGCTAAAAGTGGTGGTATTACGGAATTAAATCTTACAGCTGGGGGCGCGTCTAACGGCCCAGGTACTGGAACATCTGATAGTATTCCAGCGAAATTAAGTGATGGTGAATTTGTTATGACAGCGAAAGCTGTAGAGAATTTTGGTGGTGGAGATCGTTATGAAGGTGCAAGAAAAATGTACAAAATGATGAACACCCTCGACCCAAATTCTGAAAAACCTAGTGAGGCGAAGACGATAGTATAAATGGATTGGAGATTTTTCGAAGAGAAAGATCTCTATTGGATTCAAGAAATCAGTGAAGATTTCTTAAAAGAATCCGCCTGGGGGAATAGAGTTGAGATAAACAAAGAAAAAGTTATAAACTATTTCTTTGCAGCAATGAATCAACCCAACATGTTTGGTATTGTTTCATTAAAAGAAGACATACCTATAGGTTTTATGATAGGATGTATTCTTGAATTTCCTTATAGTAAGGATAAATTTGCAAGACAATTGGAGCTTTATGTGGTTCCTAAAGAGCGAGGTAAAATGGCTGGACTACAAATGATGAAAAAATTTATAGAATGGTCAAAAGTAAATGGAGCAAAAGAGGTTATATTCGAAGTGTCTAATCAGGTAGGAAGTTTTAAAAAACTAGCTGAACGATTAGGGATGGAGGAAATTGGAACAAGTTATAGGAGAATATTGTGAGTATACCAGGATTAACAAACCCATCAGGTGGAGCTGAAAGCACCTTTGCTACGCAATTTTCGCGTGAAGCACCACAAATAGAAGCACGTAAACTTCAGTTAATGGACACAGCATCTGGCTTTGCTAAGCAACCAGTTACTATTCCAGGTCAAACTGTATCTCCTTTTGAGCAATTACAACAAGAAGCTTTTACACGTACGCAACAAGGCCTAGGAAGATTCCAACCTTATTTAAATCAAGCAACACAAAATTTATTAGCTAGCACTACAGCTTATGATCCAACGACTGCTTACCAGCAATACATGAACCCTTATCAAAAAGAAGTTATTAGTGGAATTGAATCCCAATTTGATAAAATGGCAAACCAAGCAAATTTACAAGCATCACAAAGTGGGGCATTTGGAAGCGAGCGTGAAGGAATACAAAGAGCTGAGTTAGGAAGACAACGTGCTGAAACAATAGGGCAAGCACAAGCACAAAATTATCAACAAGCACAACAACAAGCACAAGCACAATTCTCAGATCAAATGAGTAGATTACAACAATCAGCACAAGGGTTAGGGGCTCTTGGAGCACAACAACAGGCATTGCAACAGGGGGATATAGCATCAGCGATGTCTGCAGGTTCTGTTCAACAACAGCAAGCACAACAAATTGCAGACGCACAATACAGACAGAAGTTACAACAACTTTATGAACCATATCAACGTCTTGGATTTGTTAGTGATATTTATCAAGGAATGCCTTCAAGTGGAATGTCCACAACGATGGGTACTTCACCAATGGTGAATCCACTTGCACAAGCAGTTGGCACAGGAATTACAGGACTGGCAGGTTATCAAGCACTTAAAGGTAACTAGGAGGATTAATGGTTAGACCTATACTACGACCTTTATTTCAGAGAGCCGTGCGTGGTGCTCAAAGTCCAGGTGGAAGAATGTTCCTGGCAGGTACAACTCCTACATGGGTAGATTATTTAACGGACCCTGGATCAGCATTAGATGTCGATATAACGGAAACTATAAGCACAGATCTTTCCAATGTTGCTGAAAATTCTGATCAAAAAAATGAAAAACCTAATGAACCACCTAATCAAAATAAAAGTAATCAAGTTGCGAAAGAGAATGGAGAATTAAATGAAGCTACTAATGAAGAAGCCTTAAATGATACAGTTGTATCTAATAGTAATGATGCTAATGCAGCATCATCAGCCGCTAATGATGCAGATATTAGTTCTTATATTGATAATGATAGTGTTAAAAGAATTAATAATTATAAAGATGTAATCCGAACTTTCTTAGGAGATGCATCAGGTGGTGATAAATTACAACAAACAGCTTTACTTTTACAAATAGGAACAGCATTAATGTCAGGAAGAACTGATCAACCAGGTCTTCGTGGATTTTTTGATGTAGTAGGACAAGCTGGAGCTCAAGCAGCCCCAATGCTATTTCAAATGGGAATTGAAAAACAAAAAGCAGACCGTGAAATAAATGCGGCAGCGCTAGATTTATATTTTAAACAAATGGAAGACATGAGCGATCGAAGTGGTCCTTATGTTATGGTATATCAAAACTATAAAACAAATGATGACGGGTCACTTTCATTGGATAGTACAGGACAACCTATTAAATTAGAAAAACCTCTTAAACGTATGACTGTTAAAAGAACAAGCCCAGAAGAAACACAATTTTATGAGTTTAATAAAAATTTTGGATTTGATGTCTTTAGCTTTGTAGAAGCTGGTGAAGGTGCAGATGCATTTGGATTAAATTATGCTGATCAAATAACAGTTAACAAAGATCACGGTGCGGATGCTAACGCACAAATTAAATATGCGAATTATGTTAAACGTGGATTAATTCCCATGGCAGAAACAATTATTCCAATGCTTATTGATAGAGAGGACTTAACTGGTTTATCAGGTGCGGTAGGAAAAGTTGCCGGACCACTTGCAGAATCATTTGAAGAATTTACTGGTAATGTTATTGCAGGTGAATTTGATTCCGATGATCCAACAGGAGCAGGATTTGCTGTAAGAGAAAGATCTAATAATATAATGCTAATTGGTGGACAAGAAGTTCCAGTCTTTGTTGACTATGATAATAAATATGGTGGTAACTCATTAAATCAGGATCGCTATGGAAATGCACTTACTGATGGAGGATATGGTGTTGATAAATATGGGAACCCTGCACGTGCATACGTAGTTGCAGGTACTCTTGAAAAAATATTACAGTCTGGTGGTGAAAGATCAGTTCTAGAAACTTTTGAAACTACACTTGGATTAATGTTAGCAAGAGATAGACAGCCAACAGGTCGTATGTTAGCAGACGTTTTACGTAGATCATTTAAAGATGTTGATATTACTGATTGGACAGGTCGTGGCACGGACCAAGCTGTTATTCAAAACTATGTAAAAATATATGAGCAGTTATATAATAATATGACAGGTGCATTAACGCTAGCTGGTTTTGATCAAGATAGTTATGTTGGAAAACCAGACGCAGATAATCCATTTATTATTCCAGGATCTAAAAATCTTGCAAATTCTTATTACAATTGGTTACAACAACCAGAAAATAAAGCTGAATACCTTAGAACAAACATTCCAGGTGTGCCTGGAAATATGACTTATCAAAGTTGGATTGCAAGCACTCAAGGAAATATTCAAATGAATCATACAGAAGACATGAATAAAAGTAGCACTACTGTTAATGACATACGAAGTAAATGGGGATTAAATTAATGGTAGAAAAAACTTTAAAAATGCAACAATGGGAAAAAGCTTCCAAAGATTTAGGCGCCAAAGATACAGAATATGTTGCAGAAACAGAGGGTGGAATTCCGGTAACAAAACCCGAACAAATTGCTTCAGAAAACAGAGCGAAATTAAATCCACTTTGGCAAACTGTTAGGGCACCATTTCAAACGCTTGGCAATATTTTAGTTCCAGGAGGTGCTCCATTTGGTAAAGACAACCCTTGGGTAGCGGATCAAACGGCTTTAGATGCTCGTGCATCAGAATTAGAAAACATGAAAACATACCGCAACAAAAGAGACAAAGTTGCAAGTGATATTGCAATGCTTATTCATGATATGAATATTAAAAATCCTGACCCTTCTGAACAAGAAATTTTAGATTTTGAAAAAGACCTTGATAGTTATGTAAGATCAATGGGATTATCACACAAAGATTTTGCTTCTGTTAATCCACGCACGATTTTATTAGAAGATGAATTTGGATTTTATAGTTCTACTCCTAATCCTTATCCTGGTGTAGAAAGAGCACAAGAAGCAGTTGCTGGTATTTACGGAGGATTAAAAGGATATAAGTATGGTAAGTTAGGTGTAGATGCTTTTGGAGATGTATTTAAATACGGCGCAAAAGGTGCAGCTGATCGTTTTAAAGCTGGACGTAATAGAATGCTTAAAACAAGAACCGTTCCTGGTCCATGGTGGGCAAAAGCCTTAGGGGTAATTGCTGGTGGATCAGTAGGGGTAGGTATTGCGGATTATGGATATGAAACAGAATTAGATATACTTAATAAAGCTGGACAAGCGAAAAATTGGTTAGAATTAAGTGATAGTAAAATGAACCAAGCAATAGGAAATTTAATTCCAGAAGCATTAACATTTGGCCCAACAGGAATTAATCGTCCAGAACAAAAAGAAAGATTAACAGGTGCTTTAAAAGACATGGCTGTTGATGCTGCTTTTACATCAGCATTTTTTGGTATACGTCCAGCATACTATGGTTTACGTAAATTTATTGGTGAAACTGGGTTTAGAATGTTTAAACCACGTGCTGGAAAAGGTGTACCAACTGGTCAAGAAATTATGGCCGCGGAACAACGACTTCTTGGATCGGGAAAATTTAATGATTTCTACCGCGTAAGTGAAGGACTAATTGATGAAACAGATCCTGCAGTTCAAAAGTTTATTGCGGCAAGTATTAAACCTGAGCAAGAAGTTGCATTACACATTCCACTTATTGGTAGAGGATTAACATCTGTTTTAAGAAGTCCTTTATTTAATTTTATGCGACCAATTGATTTAAAGATGCCTCTGAATACTGCAGCTGATATCTTACCACCGCTGCACAAGGTCCCAGGCACTTTTATACAACGTGCCGATGTTGGATCTCCACTCTTAGCTGGTGGTACTAAAATGTTTGGTCGTGCACCAGTTCTTGGTGGTGGAATTTATAATAACAAAGCACAACAAATGGATGCCTACATGGATTTGGGTGAAAGTATTATTCAAAAATTAACTTTTGCTCCTATAATTAATGTAACTGATCATGGTGTTAGAATATCTGATTTAGGACACCGAGCTGCAAGAGGATTTATTAACGCGGCTAATCAAAAACAAATGAATCTTTTAGAGACAGCTAGAAGATATGGTGCGGTAGTAGATGATTCTACTTTTGTTAACGCAGCTAAAAAAATGTATGAGAGAGGATTAAGACAAAGACAAATTGTTCCAGGTGATAGTGGTAGTGAAAGAATTAAAAAAGAAATTCCAGAACCATTTATGAATTTCTTGGAAAAACAAGTTCTTGCTCCTGGAAAAGCAGGCGCTAGAGATATTGAAATGTATTATGGCCTTCGTCAACAAATGGATGAACTTTATAAAAAATGGATGAAGAATGCTGACGGAGAAAGTCAAGCAGATATTATTAATTTATATAAAGCATGGGAGGCAGATATTGGTAAGCTAAGTAAATCAGGTATTCCAGACGTTGAAAGATTATGGGCTGATTATGAAACGTTTGTAAGTAATGGCATGTTAATGTTCGGAACTAAAGCTGGTAAAGCAATGACAGGGGGTATTGAACGTGTAGGAATGGCCATTAACCAAGTTGACCCCGATAGACAAGCATCTAATTTATTTAATACAGTTGTGGATATGGCAAAAGCTGATCCAGCAACAGCTGCGCAAAACTTAACAACGATGAGAAATATTGTAGGTGATAAAGCCTACTATGAAGGATTAGGAATTTATCTTAATCAAGCATTTAATAATTCTATTATAACAAAAGAAGGCGCAGAATTATTTGATGGTGCAGCTTTTAAAAGAGCTCTGGGTTTAGGAAAAGATAACCCACTCGCTGATTTATTTAAAAAAGCATTACCAGGACCACAAGTTTCAAAATTAGTTGTGCGTGACCAACGTACAGGAATTATTCATGAATTTGATAATGCAAACTTTAATGAAGGATTAAGAATGGCAAATGTAGAATTTGCTGAAGGTATTACAGAAAGACAATTAAGACAATTACCAACTCAAAAAGATTTAGCTGATTTTGCTACTTTAATGGAAGCAGCAGCGAAGAATGGCATTCCAGAAATTAGTACATTCATGGCACGTCGTGCAGTAATGGGTGGAATTAGATCTGGAATAGCTGCGGCATTACCAACTTCTGCAATTGGAATTAAAGCTAAAACATATGGGGGTTTAGGTGCATTAGGAGCAGCAACAGGATGGGTTGTTCCTGCAGCTTTAGCATTTGGTGTGAGATACATGGGTAAAATTATGACAAACCCTGTAACATTAAATGTCTATAAAAATATTTTAGACTCAACTTTACCAGAACAAACATTGCTTTCTAACTTTGCAAGAATGGTAAGATTAATGCCAGAAGAATGGAAAGAATTTGATCGTGAATTAGCGGAAGTTGAAAATGATCAACGTTACCGTGAAACAGTAGGTAAACAAGTAGCACAACCAATGACTCTTTATGAACAAATGAAAGATGCAGCAGGACAAATTGGTGATGCTGGTAAAAATATTTTAGATAAAACTTATGGAACAGAATCACCGGCATTAGATTTAATTGATCGAATTAAAGAACCTCCTCCAGCAGAATCTATTTTTGCTGATGAAGCAGCTTTTGATTCTTCCAGTGTTGGAAGTTCAATTATGAATAATCCTATAATGAATCCATCAGCTGCGGCTTCCTTGTACGAAGGTGATTTGGATCAAGCACTTGCTAATCAAGCAGCACCACGTATGGCTGCAAAGGGAGGCATCATTTCATTGGTGAATTAATATGAGTTTTAAAGATATAATTTGGTCGGTGGGAATAATATTAGCGCTTGGCGTGACGTGGGGCATGACATCACAACGCGTTACAGCAATGGAAAAAGATGTGGACCGCTTAGAAGAAGCTTTAATATTATTTACTAAAATGGAATCAAGAATCGCTGTCATAGAGACAGAGGTTAAAAACATAAATAAAAAATTGGATAGGATGTAATGCAAAAAGAAACTTTTGATAAATTATTAGACTCAGTTAAGAAACACGAAGGATACCGCAACAAGGTATACCTTGATACCCTAGGTAAAAGAACAGTGGGGGTAGGGCACCTCTGCGTTGAAGATTTCTGGGAAGATGGGAAAGAGTATGAAGAAAAGTTCTTAATGGATATACTACAAAAAGATTTACAAGGCGCTATTGATAAGGCGGAAGATTTAATTAACAATTGCCCGTCTGGCGGTAAAGCAAACATAAGTGATGATGCAAAAATTTTAATTATAGAAATGGTTTTTCAGCTTGGGGGGAACGGAGTTTCCAAGTTTCGAAAAATGTGGCAGGCCCTTCAGCAAGATCCACCTGATTACGCTGAAGCGTCTGTCCAAATGCTTGACTCACGTTGGGCAAAACAGACTCCAAATCGTGCCAAGGAAATGGCTGATCACATGAAACAATGTGGCTAGTAAATTAAATGAGAGGATTAATTAATCTTTTATTTAGTGGTAACAAAGTTTCAAAAAGAATTAAAGACATTGAAAAAGCCAACAAGACTTTAAAATTATATCGGGCAGAAAATTATCCTGGACAGCGACCATTTCTGCGTCCTGACACAGATCCTAAAAAAGAATTTGTAGGTCGTTGGTTTACAACTAATAAAGATTTTGTTGATAAATTTGCTACTAATACACCTCACACAAAAGCAATTAAAACACTTACAGTTAATCCACCAATTAAATCTAGCCCAGACAAAGTCTCTAAAACAATTAATGAGTTAATGGAAGATCAAAAAATATTAAAAGAATGGACTCCTAATTTAGGGATGGGTTCAAATCTTAGTCAAATAAAACCTTACTATTCAGGTAAAGGAAGAGATAAGTATATGCCAAAATTAGAGTTTTTTTTAAATAACCCTGATTTAAGAAAACTAATAACTTTAACTCCTCCCAAAGACATAGCAGCCACATCAAAAATTGATATATGGCTTAGTCTTTTAGCAATTTTAAAAAATAAAAATCCACAAATGTTTAAAGAAATTTTAACTTTAATCAAAGCTAAACGAATGGGATTAAAAACTGGTGGAATAGTATAATTTGTGGTATAATACCACGTGCAAATAATTCAGAAATATAATTATGCAGAACTTAAACGTCAAGATGGTGACTCTAGATTATATTTAACACCCGATGGTGAGGCTCTACCCTCAGTTACGACCATATTATCTAAAACAAAAGACAAAACGTTTTTAAAAAAATGGCGTCAAAAAGTTGGTGAGAAAAAAGCAGAGGAAATCATTAAGAGTGCTGGCCAGATTGGAACCGCGCTCCACCTATATATAGAACGTTTTGTGAACGGAGAAAAGTATAAAGATTTAACAGAAATAGGTGCGCAAGCAGAAAAAATGGCGCAAAAGATAATAGATGAAGCGTTTAGTGATATTACAGAAATATGGGGATCAGAAGTACATTTATATAATCCCGGAAAATACGCAGGCACAGCCGATATGATTGGTGTATATAAAGGTAGACCAACTATCATGGATTTTAAACAAACAAATAGACCAAAGAAACGTGAATGGATACAAGACTATCTTATGCAACTTTCAGCGTACGCCGCGGCCCACAATTCTATTTTTAATACAGAAATAGACCAGGGTGTTGTGCTGATGTGTTCACGTGATTTAACGTTTCAACGATTTGAATTAACTGGTGAAAAATTTGTAAGAGCTACAAACGCTTTTATGAAGAAGCTTGACTTATATAACGAAAGTATTATATAATACATACAGGTATTAATACTAGGTGGCGTAAGGCAAGAACCATTTTAATTTAAGTGAATCTTGGGATGTACGATTCGTTCTGCCAAGCACTTAACAATGACGAAAAGCCCGATGCGCCATCGGACAAAAATAGGATGCCATAATGGGTCCTACTAATCTTGCTTAATAGGAGATAATTATGAACGAGCTAGATATATTACGTAACCATTTTCTTGGTTTTCACAATGACTTTTTTGATAGTTTCAGAAGAGTTTCAACTTATCCACCCTACAATATAAAAGAAAAAGATGACAAAGGTGTCATTGAATTTGCTGTAGCTGGGTTCGCTGAGAAAGATTTAAAAGTTGAGGTAAAAGAAAATACTTTAAGTATTTATGGCTGCAAAGAAAAAGAATTGCAGGAAGATTTAATGCATAAGGGAATTTCTGATAGAAGCTTTACAAAGAAATTTCAACTTCATAAACAGATTATTGTTGATAATGCTGCGTTGAAGGATGGGTTACTAAAGGTTTCTTATCACAGGGAAATACCTGAGGCAGAAAAACCAAAAACAATAAAAATTAAATCCAATTAGAAAGTTCTTCACCGCTGATTTCTTTAGCGATATTAACTTTATTCCGAAGGGACTTAATGATTTTTTCATCTACAGTCCCTTTGGCTACTAAATCAATATATAATACAGGATTAACTTGTCCTATACGATGGGCTCGATCTTCTGATTGTATTCTTTTCTCCAAATCATAATTATTAGAATAATAAATAACGGTGCTTGCAGCTGTTAAAGTAATACCATACCCACCAGTTTGAGTGTTTCCTATAAAGAAACGACAATCATTCTTTTTGTTTTGAAAATCATATATACATCTTTGTCGGTCTTCTGCCTTAGTTGCACCATAATAGGTGCAATAAGATGTTTCCCCATATTCTTTTTTAATTTCTTTTTCTATATTTAATATGTCGTGAATATAATTGGCCCAGATAATTACTTTTCCCGATGTTTCACCAATTATCTGCATTAATTCATCTATTCTATTATTTTGAAGATTTAACACCTCACCCGCATCTGTTTTCATATGCCCACAAGTTATCTGATGTAGTCTTATTAATTGTGTTAAAACATTAACGGCTGTCAGTGATTGTCCTTTTAACATGGTCATGGCATTAGCTTTCATATCTTTATAGGCGTGTTCCTGTTCTTCCGTTAAATCTATAGAACGTTTAATAAAAGTTTTTTCGGGTAAATCCAGGCAATCTTTCTTTAATATACGGTATGAGTGTGGTGATACAAGTTGCCCTAATTGAGCTAAATTTTTAAACTTAACAATCTTCTGGTATTTATGTGTGCCACCAGCGGCATTTGCTGTAATGACCACGGCGTACCGGGTTCTAAAAGCATAATAACTTTGTTGACCCAATATTTCCGGATCAAGAAAATCCATCTGTGCCCATAAATCCATGGGCGATTGGGTTACTGGCGATCCTGTCATTATACGTCTGTATTTGGTTTCTTTAGCTAGTGATAAAATATTTTTAGTTCTTTTTGCTTGAGGATTTTTTATAGTCGTGCTTTCATCAATAATCATCATGGCTTTTCCAATTAAAAATAGTCTGGCAAATTCTACTCCTTTTTTAGTAGAAAATGCTTCCACATTCATGACCATAATTTTTAATCTATAATCATTTAAATCCATTATGTTTTTTAATTCTGCTCTGTATTTAGCACTTGTCGTTGGTTTCCATGCCAATACATTTTTTTCAATGTAGTCAGGAATATGGGTAGGAATTTCCAAATCTACCCAGTTCATATATGCACCTTTAGGGGCAACCACTAACAAGCGGTCTATTTTGCCACGATTATAAAGTATGCATGCATTATCCAATGCAATCTTAGTTTTGCCCGTGCCCATTTCTGCAAAAATAGCAAAAGCTTCTTTATTCCAACATTTTTTTAAAGCATTTTTTTGATGCTCATATGGCTCAGTTTTAAATTTATACATTGCCATACCATTTTGGTGGGTGTTTCCAACTAGCTAATTTTGCTTTGTAATATTTATTATATGCATCTACATAATCATCACATTTAAATTCATCTGGCATACATTGTGGTGGTTCTGAAAAATTAATATAACTACCTTTTAATGATAAAAATTTATCAATAACTTTTTGAGATGCGTGAAATTTACCATAACGAGCGGTATATTCTTTGGATAATTCTTGGGCATGTTCAAGAGCCCATGAAAAATTATGATTATTATCTCCAACCCATCTAGTCATAGGATGATTAGGATATGCAGCTTTATAGCCAATATTAAAACCATTACGTCTAGCAGCTGTAGATAACATTTGTGTAGTTTCTAACACCATTTTTACAACGTGTTTATCACATTGAGCTTTTGCAGCACGAGATGGATCCTTGTGCAGGAAAAAAATATTCATATGTACCTTTCTTATTTCTTGCTTTTAATTATATCATATGTTATAATACGAATCAAG